GACCCGACAGAATCTCGTAAGTCGCGCCCGTAGCCGGAGTGAACGAAAACGCGGTATCCACTTGTATGGTCGGCGTGGTGCCGCTGCTGTTGCCGGTGATCCACCGCTGCTCGGTCTTGCCCGCCGTTGTATCGACGATGCGAATGCGGAACCCGAGGTCACCGGAGCCGCCACGGTTGGCGAGCATATTGACGCCGACTGCCGTCGGGAGCGCCGTAGACAGCACCACCGAAGTCGTCGTGGCACCGGCTGCAATTGTGCCAGTTAGCGCACGGGACGGGGCAAATGCCGATGCTGCACCCGCGCCGAACGTACCCGCCAAAGCGGGCGACTGCACAAGGTTCCAACCCTTCGTGACGATGTTGTAGCGGTTCAGCACCGTACCTGACGCGAGGTTGTAGACGAAAGGATTGCGCGTTGTGTTGTTGCGCATATCAACCGCCATGCACGACCCCGCCGCGTGCGCGTTCGGAGACGGGGCGACCTGCGCCCACATCAGACGATCAATGACCTTTTTGAACGTGTTTGCCATGTGCTACCTCAAGTGATTCGCGCACGCACGGTTGATGACCATGCGGCAAGGTTCTGGCCGTACACCTGGATACGACCTTGCAGCGTGTCAATGGTGGAAAGGTTGGTGACCGTTGAGACTGTCGTCACAGTCGTGACCGTGCTTACCGTCGTGACAGTCGGCAACGTGCCGGTGATACGCAGCGCCTGTAGCGACTTATCGTAGCCTTGCGGGGCGTTCAAATAATTCAGAATGCGCGTCAGCAGCAGTTCGGCGTTGACGTCGGTGACTTCCAGCGTCCCGACTGCGCCGATGTCTACCGGCAGCGGGTTGGATGAACTGACGCCGACGAGGTTGCCGCCAGAGTTGAAGCCGATGTAGTCAGCCGAGGCCGGAACAGCAGCACCCGTGGCACTCGCCGCAGCGTTGCCGCTTGACCCGCCGACGATGTTGACATCTTGGGTTGCCGGGAAGTTGCCGACGCTGACCGTGCCTTGAACATCAATCGGGCTGCCCGTCGTAATGCCTACCGTACCCGTTACCGACAACGCCGACGGAGCGGTGATCGGCATCGGGTTGGCGCTTGACACATCGACGGCCGTGCCATCACCGCCCACACCGATCTTGATGCGCTGGTGCAGAACGCCGCCGATGTCGTCGGCTGCGACGAGTGCGCCTGTTCCCGGTGTATAGCCTACGTTGTCTGCCACGGCTTACCCCTACTGCAACGATTGATCGCGGACGACTTCGACGCCGGCCGCCCGACCGTCTGCGCCGCGGATGATGCGCTTCGGCGCGTACATGGCCTGCATCGCCATCTGAAGCGCCGACACGGTCTCGCCGTGTTGCGCTTGGTTCTGCGTCTGCATAACGACCAAACCCTGCATCACGCGCTGCAAGTCAGCGGTGACGGCCGACAATTGCTCGGTCAGGCTAGCGGCGAGCTGCTGCGTCTGACTCTGCTGCGCTTCGATGTTCGGAATGTCGGCACCCGGGTTGGCCGAGATACGCGCCACCAGAATCTTGGTTTGGGCGTCAAGGTCGGCCTTATACCTGTCCGCTTCCTGTTTCTGCGCAAGTTCCTGCGCCTTCATCTGCGCTTCGAACTGCTGGCGCTGCTGCTCGATCTGAAGCTGCATCTGCAACTTGCCCTGCTCGATCTGCTGCTGCATCGCCATCTTGGCCTGCTCAACCTGTAATCGGGCGCTTTCGGCCTGCTGATCTGCGCTCATCTTGGCTTGCTCTAGCTGCATCTGCACTTGCGCCTTCTGCTGCTCGACCTGCGCGGCCTGATTGGCGGCCTCGGCCTCGGGGTTGGGCTGTCCCTGCGCCTGCTGCATCGCTTCCAGCGCCTGATCTAGCGCCCCTTCCAGCGGCCGGGCGGCCTTGAACGCCTGCACGCCAAACTTCATCACATCGATCATCATCGGCACCAACTGCGGCGATGCCTCGGCAACCGGAAACACTTGCTGCAAGAACCCGCCGAAACTCTGCAAGAACTCCAGCCGGTCGCGCTTGTTCTGCATCTCGTCGAGCATGACGAGGCTATCGGCGGCGATGTCCACGCGGAAATTGCGCAGCGGGTTGTTCTTAAGCAGTTCCAGCGCCTGCGGGATCAATTGCTGATCCTGCGACGACATCTGCTGGGCGGCGGCATACGCCAGAATCGTCTGCGGCTGGAACATCTGCGCCATGACCTGCGCTTTCAGCCGGATGATCTGCGACGCATAAAGCGCAACGTCTTCCTGCATCGACCGCAACCGCAGCCCGGCGTACTGCCCCTTGATCTGTTGCGCGGTGGCCGTTTCCGATGCCATTGACTGACCGCGGATGATGTCAGCGATGCCGGTGATCTCGTAAATCTGGCCCTTGATGTCGGCCCGTGCTTGATAGCATTGCAACAGCGCCTGGGCGATCGACTCCAGCGGCAGCAGGTCAATGCTGCCCTTTAGCCCGCCCTTCTCCGAAAACGCCATCCATTTGTCCACCGGGATCAGGGCGTTGTTGTCACCCTCGGTGAGCAGCCGCTGCAACGCTGGCTGACTGGCGTCGTATACGCCGCGTACCCGCAGCGCCTTCACCAACCCGTCAATGCGATCGGACAGGATGTCGAGTTCAATGGCCTGATCCTGATACAAGACGAAATCCGGTACAGGTACTAGGCTTTCGCTTGTCGTCGTGGCGTAAAGCGGCCGCGGGCAAGGGAAGAACTCCTCCAGCCCGAGCGGGTCGTCGCGCACATCGATCATCCGCGGGTAGCCCTTGGAGAACCAGTAGACCTGTTCGGTCTCCTTGTCCCACAACTCGCAGATTTTCGCCCGGTTGTAGGTGCGCTTGGACTCGCTGTAAGCCGTCAGCGGCTCCGGCCCTTGGTCAAGGGGTATCTGACGGGCAATCTCGTCCCCAAAGCGTTCTGCGAGCGCCTCGCGGGTCATGTAGACCCAACGCCAGACGCAAGTGACCTCTTCCCATGTCCGCGCCTGTGAATGGCCGAAGTCGCGCCAATGGACGTAATCCACCTTGGCGCACTCGTACTCGACGCGCTCCATCGGCTCGGCGGCGAGTTCGCCCTGCTCGACGGCGGTGGTGACTTGCACGCCATCATCCTCGATGCCGATCGGGGCGACATGCGGCTCGTACCGCACCCATGCCGTGCCGCGACCGCCGAGGAACCGATCCTCGACCGAGTGACGCATGCACGACCGGAAATCGCTGTAATGCTCGATTTCAAAGTCCAGCGCCCGCTCAAGCAGCGACGAGGCCACGCGGCCCACCGGGTCGTTGTCACCGAACCGGCGCGAGACGTCGGCTTTCGGAAGTTTGGCGTAAACGGCCGGAATCAGCGTCTGGACGTTGCTCCAGAGGATGTTGAACTTGGCCGATTCCGTCATCGATTGACCCCGGGTGTCGTCCCGGTATCGCTTGATGATCTTTTTGACCCGAGCCTGCCACTTCGCAAATTCGTTGTCGTACTGCCCGACTATCCGCAGATAGCGGTCAACGTCACGACTGACAGGCTCTTGCGCCATATCAGGCGAACTTGCCGATTGCCAGCACGGTCACGCCAGCGGCTGTGGTGACCTGCCACGCGCCGAGCTGCGAGGCGGCGTTGATCTCGATGTTGTACACGCCGATGCCGCCGCCCACCGCGTTTGGCAGGATCGTGTAAGCGGTTCCGCTGCCGTCCTTGATCTGCACTTGGCTAGTCGCCGCGGTGGCGACGGTGCAGACCAGCCGGTGCAGGTAATCGCCCGCGCCGCCGGTCGTGCCGATGATCTGGTTGGTCTGCGAAGCCGCGACCTGCTCGTAGAAGTATCGATTCGGTTCGGTGATTCCGCTCACAATCTCGCCCTCCGGTTCTGGGTCTGGGCGTGAACACGCCACATATCGTCCAACGTGACCGTGTTTTCCGGCCCGACCATCAGCGGTTTCGGCTCAACGGACGCCGGTGGCCGCGCCACATCTTGCCACGAAACGGCCAGCATGCGAAAGGCATCTGCCGGGTGACTTGTCCAGTCGTGCCTGGGCGACTCCCGAAACGACCGCTTGTCCTCGTCGTATTCGCGCTGGTACTGCCGTAGCGCCTCAATGCCCTCGCGGCACCGTTCGGCGTCGAACCAGACCCGCGGCAGCGTCAGGCGCACCGCTTGGATGCCGCTTTGCAGCCCGATGTCGGGGACGACCGCCAGTTTGGCGATGTCGAGATGCTGCGCCAGCTGCTCGACAATGCTGCGGCCGGTCTGGAGGCTCTTGGCCCGGGCGTCATGCGGCAGCAGGTGCTTGGCGTACCGATACGGGCGCTCCAAGACGACCTTGGCGATGTCGTGGATGTTGGCCCCGCTCACGGCGTAAAAGTCGATGACGCGAATTTCGCCCCGGGCGACCTGATAAAACCACACGGCCGTATCGTCCCGGTAGCCCAAGTCCCAGGCGGTAAAGGTCGGCAGCGACGGGTCGTGCTTGACCTCGGTGATACGCCCCTGTTCCTGCGCTTCGCGCATTTCCTTGCCGTAGAAAGCGCCGAGGATGGCAGCCTCAAAGCTGCACTCGTACTCCTGCAAGAACTGATCCTCGGCCAATTGCGCCTTCGCGGCGGCTAGTTCGCCGTCTGGGAGGAGACCGCTTGTCGAAGCGGGAAGGCGCAGCAGGAACCACTCGTTGCATAGGCGAGTGGCGGTTTCGAAAATCTCCCAAAACTGGTTCTTGCCCTTGGGCGTACCGCCGAACACGGCCCAGCCCTGTTTGTCGGACAGCGCCGGCCGGATGACGTTGCCGAACACGCTGGGTCGAAAGTCGCCGTACTCGTCCATGTACACGCCCGAGAACCCGAGGCCGCGCATGCTGTCGGCGTTGTCGGCGCCATACAACCTGATCTGACTGCCGTTGATCAACGTGATCGTCAGTTCCTGTTCGTTCTTGGACTGCGCCACCGGGGCGGCGAACTCTTGGAAGTACGACCACGCCACCGCCTTGGCCTGTGATCGGTACGGAGCAATGTAGCCGAACAGGCCGCGATCGCCCTGGTAGGTGATGGCTGCGCGGATGATGTCGTTGACGGCGGCGACGGTCTTACCGGCTCGACGATGCGCGACAAGACAGGCCCACCGCTGCGATCGGTTGTGAAACGGCAGGAACGCCCGCCGCGGCCGGTACGGGATAACTATTCTGGAGCCATCCACGAGATTTCGACCTTGAGCTTGTCGCCGTTGGGGCCGGTCACTTCCTGCCGGGCGAGTTTGGGAACGTGGTATTCCAGCAGGGTGCTGAAGCACTCAAAAGCAGCCAGCGGCCCCTTCTCCTCGGCAATCTGATCGAGCCACCCTTGGAGACGGTCTGCGTTGCCGTCCACGAACGCCGCAATGGCCTCTCTAGCGGCTGCTGTGGCCTTGTTGGGCATGCCCTTTGGCCGACCCGGCCCCGGTTTCCCTAGGTTTTTATAACCGCCGCCGGCCATTATGGTAGCTCTTTTCGATCGCGCTGCTTCATGGCCTCGGCAAGTTTCTTGCCCTTGTCGGCTTGATTGAACTCGCGGGCAACCTGTTGCGGGACGCCAACACGCTTGGCAAATGCCGGGTCGTGCGCGGCGGCGGCCATGAGGCGGGCCTGTGCGGGGCTGTGGCTAG